NATTTACTCAGGGAGATTCCTATTTCGTTGATCCTACAAATGGTGATGATGGAAACGATGGGAAATCTGTCAGCCAAGCGAAAGCAACAATTTTAGCTGCCTATAATTTAACAACCGCTGGACAGAATGATGTTGTGTATTATATGGCAGGCACATCAGGAGTAGCATCTTTCACAGCAACCCTTACCTGGTCAAAAAGCTATACACATCTTATTGGGGTTTGTTCACCGATAATGATGGGGCAACGTGCAAGGATATTTCAGAATGCAAGTGCATCTGGATTAAACCCTTTGATAAATATTACAGGAAGCAGTTGTATGTTCAAGAATTTATATATTTTCCAAGGTGTAGCCGATGCCACTTCAAAAGTTTGTGTTCAGGTTACTGGGAACTATAATTATTTTGATAATGTTCATTTCTATGGAATCGGAAACGATACAATGGATGTTGATGAAGCGGCTTCTTTAAAACTAGATGGAGCGAATTTCTGTAAATTTGTAAATTGCGTAATTGGTGGTCATACAATAACTGCTGGTTCAGCAGCTACTAATTGTGAGATTTGGCTTGACGGTGAAACCTCTCAGCATGTATTTGAGGATTGCATGATTACCCGAAGAATTTCTCATACTACAAACCATCCATTAGTTTTAGTCGAAGATGCTTTGGGGTTTGGTGCTTGGATAAAATTTACCAGATGCGATTTCATTTATACATCTGTAAATATGGCAGTGAAGGGAGATACGATTTTCAGTATCCCTGCCATCTCTTCAAAGACTCGGGTATTTATTCTCAGAGATTGTATGGGAATGTCCGGTACGACATCAGCAACCGATTGGGATTCGAACAATAGAGGGGTTCTATACGCCAATATGCCAGATGCGACAGCTAGCGCAGCAGGCGGATTAGCGACAACTCAATAATCTAGTAATTCAAATTCTCTTAGGAGGATTTTATGAAGACATTCAAGACCAAGAATTCTACTGATGTAGAAAAATTGGCAGAACGTGGACTACAGCCTTCGAGGATCGAAGACGGAGTCTCGATTTATGAAGTTGAGGAGGATGTGTTGATTGAAAAAATGTTGAAGCCCGATGTAGAGGCTTCCACTCCTGCTCAGCCTAAAACTACGAAGGAAAAATCCAAAAAAGAAAAAAAGAAAAAGAAAAAATAATCCTGAAAGAATTCTAAGCAAGGGAGCGAGTCTTTATAAGATAGAACTCCCTTTCTTTGTTTCTATAAGAATATTTAATTAGAAATTCAGGAGGTTCTTCTACTATGGTAAAACATAAATCCGATCAGATAGTTTTGGCATCAGTTCAGAGATCTGCTACTGTAGCGGGTTATTCCAATTATATCAATGCAAGTTCCTACGAATATGCAATGATGGTTCTTTACATTACAGCAAAATCGGGAAGCCCTACCATCTCGATAAATCTGCAATGTTCTCCAGTCGACCCAGCAATAGATAGTACGAAATGGCGAAATGCCACTTCTGTTGAAACATTAACTAATGCAATGATAGGAACAACATTTCCAAGAATTTTTTCAACCAGTCGTTCAGCAGATTTTTCTGGTTGGATAAGGATCGCATATTCAATCGGTGGAACATCTACGCCGAAGATTACCTTTTCAGCTAACATAGAAATAAAGTAACGGAGGAATCAAATGAAGAAAATATTACTACCTTTAATTTTTATTTTGTTAAATTCATCTTTACTTTTTGCTTGGATCGATACTACTGGCTCTACCCGTCCAAGTACCTCAGGGGAATGGGAAATCAAAGATATCCAGAACGATGTTCATGACCGTGATGCTGGTGCTTGGAAAATTCAGATTGCTTCTATCACAGCATTTCTTATTGATGAAAATGGTCATATCTGGGTGAGAACTTCTTCGAATTCTTATACGAGATTATATTACGGTGGAAATGTTGCGAAGATAGATAGTGATGGACGACTTCAGGTAGAGACCTCTACCGATTCTAGAGTTCAGATTTATTATGGTACACATTCTGCAATAGTTAGAGATGGAAGCACAGACGATAATCTTTCTTCCGAGAAAGGTTTACTGGTGCAATCAAATGCGCATGCTTTCAATTCGAATAAATGGCATCGGTTATTGGTTGAATCAACCAACTATCATAATTTGAGGGTTGGTATATTCACAGCGGATAGACAACTCGAAGTCGATGACTGGGATACTGATAATCAAGCAGAAGGTCGGGACGGTATAATAGTCTATTCGTATTTGAGCGCATGGGACGAAGTAAATGATGATTGGGATAGGGCAAGATTAGATGAAATGAAAAATTTAAAAGTTTTTGTCGGTTCAAATTCTATAATTCTTAGTATTTTAAATCCAGTAACCTCTTATATCCAAAATTTTCCAACCGATTATCCAGATTCCGCAGCACAATCTTCTTTAAGTAATATCGAAACTTACACACAAGGTACTCGTGATCGATTAAAAGATGTAGCCATAACTTCTGGAACTGTTAAGAAATTCCAAGGACAAAATTCTACTGGCACAGTAATAGTTCTTTCTAGCGTTTATCATTCTACCTATACTCCGCAATCTGGTGCAGTAGAAATTTTTGTCCAGTCAAAATCTGATAATACAGATATAATAAGATATCAGACTTGGTTAGGCAATAGTGTTAAAACTACCGGACTTCAACTAGGAATCGGTCTCATGGATATTATCGATACTTGGAAAAATCCAATTTATCTACAAGCAGAATCAGGAACGCCAACTGTTATCATACATGAAATTGATGAATAATCGGAGGTCATGAATGAAGAAATATATTTTATTATTTTTTCTATTTTTCTTAGCTGTAAATCTTTCTTTTGCTTCTGAAAGACATGGTGATATTGTTCGCAAGGCTGTTACAAAAATTGTTGGCTTTACTTCGGACTGCGATTATGTTTGCGATGGAACGGATGACCATATCCAGATAAATGCAGCATCTAATTCTCTGATTTTAACAGGTGGTGGAACTGTATTACTACGAGAAGGTATTTATCGAATTAATGACGATCTTTCTACTGCCATAGCTTCCACAACAATAATGGGTCAAGGTTCTGGAACAGAATTGAAATTTTTAACAGACTACAAAAAATTTAAACTAACACATGAAAACTGTCGTTTAACCAATCTTCGTTTTAATTTACAGGCTGAAAGTTGTATCGCAGCCGAGATAAGCAAATCAAACTGCTCAGTCGATAATATTTGGGTTGATTTTGTAGGGGATGGTAACTATGCTATTGATACCTCTGCTTCCATTTATAATGTTGTAGTAAAGGATGTCAAAATGGTCAGTGAAACTGCAAATTTTGTAGGAGTTGATTTGGGTTCAATTAATCCGATTCTAAGCGGATGCGTTCTTGAAAATAATACTACCCCTACGAGCCAAAGCAGGGCTTTTCAGATTTTAGGTTGTTCACAGGGTATAATTTCCAACTGTAAAGCAAGAGGAGGATTTTTTAGGATTCGAGATTCGACTGGAGTTGTTTTAGAAGGAAACCTAATTGATTTTCCAGGAGATTATGGAATTAGTCTATCTGGTATAAATAGGGATTGCGTTATATCCAATAATTATATTAGTAGTTGTGTTATCTCTGGAATTACTTATACGAGTGGTGAGAGTTCTGATTTTATTATAAATGCCAATAGACTTGAAAATTGTACTACTGGAATAGCCTTGCATCCTAACTTTATAAGATTTCAGATTCAAGGAAATAATTTTCAAAGCTGTGGTTCGGAAACTATAGGAAGTGCAACTGATTTAAGAATGAGACTTAATATCGATAAAAATGGTGATTGGCTAACGGATGACCTCGTTACCACATTAGAAACTGTTTCAGAATTATTCTTGACAGACGAAAATGCTATTTCAAGTCAATATAAACTTTTAATTACAACTGTACCAACAGGAGCACAATCGACTTTAACTGCCTCAATAACTACAACCGACGTAATAGTTGCTTCGTTCACTACGAACAGTCCGCTGGGCATAACCACATTTCCAGAAGGTATATGGGATTTGCATTTTCATGGTTATAAATCAGCTAGCACAAAAGTTCTTCGGGTATATTTTACTATTACCAAATCTACTGGTAGTGGCGAAACAGTTTTATTTTCATCTGAAGAAAGTAATCCATTGACCGCTTCATCTGAAAGCTATATTATTCATGTAGCTACGAATGAGATTGTAATAACTACCGGCGATTATATTACTTTACGTGTTTATGCTTCTGTTACTGGTGTAGGAGTTGATCCGACCCTCACCCTTGAAATGGAAGGAACAACAGCAACTCGATTGCAATTCCCCGCACTTCTACCAGAAGTTTCCGTAACAAAAATTATAGCTGGAACGAATATTACTATTACTCCCACGTCAGGAAAAGGAGAAGTTACAATTAATTCTACTGCTGTTGGATATACGACTTATTATGCCCTCTTAGGCGGAGCTATGCAAGATATTTATAAATCTACTACCGTACCAATAGATGTAATCCCGGTACCTTCAAGTTGGACGTTGACAGGATTCAGGGCTTATACAACATATTGTTCTACAAATTCAGCTATTTTTGAAATAAGAAATACGACAGGTTGTTATGTTCCTCTATGGACTTCTATTGCAACAGTAGAACTTTCTTCTGGTTCCGCACAAAGTAACTGGGTCAATCTTTCAACAAATTTAGATGAAGATGAGCGAGTGGGGTTGTTTGTAACTTTTGTTCCTGGAGTAGGTGTTGATTTACAGGTAGGCGCTGGTGTAATACTAAGATATTGGCGAAAGGAATAAATGAAAAAACTATTTTATCTATTATTGCTATTATTTGCAAGTCAGTTTCTCTCAGGTAAGCAATTTCATTCCCTTGATAGTGATTTAATTGCTGGATGGCATTTTAATGAAGGAACAGGGGTTACAGCCTATGATGAAATAGGCGGTTATCACGGAACTATCGCAAATGGTGCGTGGGTTACGGGTAAATACTGGAAGTGTATTAATTTTGATGGTTCAAGTACGGTGATAACTTTTGGAGATGTGGCTTTTACGGGAGGAACTGGTTCGTTCAGTTGTTGGTTTAAAGTTGATGAGATTACTACTCAAAAGAGAATCATTTGTGATTTCAACGGACCCAATCAAGATTTACTTATTAGAATAAATCCCGACGATATTGAATTTTTTTGGTATGAAGATGGTGGCGCTCAAGCAGGAGGAAGTTTCGCAGTAATAGAAGCAGATAGATGGTATCATATTGTTTGTATAGCAAACGGGACGATATTGAAAATGTATATTAACGGGGTACTGGATGATACTACTTATACGTATAATGGAACCGGGCAGAATACTAATAATGAGATATATATGGGTAGAGATGACGGTGTTGGTAATTGGTTTGACGGGTTGATAGATGACCCCCTATTTAATGACAGGGATTTATCCAGAGAAGCTAAAGCAATGTATTTAGAACGGAGAGGGAAATATATAAACTAATGAAAAATCTTGTTTTTATTTTATTTTTAACAATAATTTGTTTTTGTTATTCTCAAGAACGATATGTTTATTTGGTTGAAATGGAGAATTTTGTTTGCCCGTATTCAATTGGGGATTTGTCCGCTAAAGGCATTCATAATATTAACGTTGCTGGTGGGCAACCCTTTAGACTTACGCAACTGACAATTCCGAACACCGTTTATGTACAAATTTTGATTACCCCAAGAGACAATGATGAGAAAATTGTTTTTAAAGCATTAGATACGAATTACGATTTTATAACAAAAATATCATCTGGGAATGTTATTACTAAACAAACCCGGTTTGGTAATATTCAAATATGGGATGATTTTAAATTCAATGATTTGCCAGAGGATTTTTATAAAGATTTTAGCGTAGTTGGGAGTACCCCATAAAAATGATTCCAAATGCAGAAACAGAATTTTATTTTACATTCAGAGAATTCCTTGTTGGGATTATATGCTTTATAATCGGAGCAAGTGGTAGATGGTTCTTGAAATTTTTAATTAGAATAATAATAGGTAAGGAGGATTGAAATGAAAACGGGAATAATGAAGAAAGGAATAAAGCTCTGTTTGGTTGGTATAATTTTAATTTTGATAGGTTTGATTCTTAGGGCTGGGGTCCAGGAAAGAAATATCAGCATGAAACAATTCAAATTTAATATTCCATCTGGAAGTAGAATAATTGTAATCGAGCCACCTTATACGAAAACCTATATAAGAATTACTCCGCCAGAGGCGCGGAAATTTAATTACAAAGTTCCAGAAGGGAAAACTTTATCTGGGGTTTTGACTTTAAAATAATGTCTAGAAATAGTAAACTTTTAAATGCTGTTTTGAAAACTCAAGAGGCTGTCGGTATTATCTTAACCAAGATGGAAACTATCGAGGCCAATATCCAGAAGCATGAGAATGTTTTATACGGGAATCCACAGGAAATGGGTAAAGGTGGACTCTTATACAAGCAAGGAGAACAGGATTTAATAATTTCAGGATTGACCAAGAGAGTTGACCATCTACGTTCTACTTTCGTCATGATATGGACAGGAATATTTGCTATCATACAGATTACATTTTCAGCAATCAAACATTTTTTTTCGGGTAGTAATTAATGACAACAACACTAACTACATTCAGAGATAAATTAATAATTATTCTTCAGGATGATGCTGCGATTTTAACCAACCCAGGAGACTTGGATGCGGCAATAGCTTCTGCGGTTGAGCATTATTCTAAAGATAGAGGATATGAAAGGGTTGATAGTTTTTCTGGCGATAATGGGTATGATTATGATTTACCTTCTGATTGGGTATTAAATTTTTCAAAGATTGTAAGTATAGAATATCCAGCGGGATTCCAAGTTCCTTATTATCTTGAAGAAGAAGATTGGGAGATTTACTGGGAATCTTCAACTTCCCAAAAACTTAGATTCCTTGATGCAACTCCTTCTGGAACTGAAACTGTTCTTGTCCGGTACACAATTCGACATACAGTTTCTGACTCTGCCTCTACTGTTTATGATGGAGATTTTGAAGCGGTTTGCCATTTGGCTTGTGCTTATGCCTGTAAGTTTTTAGCAAATAAAATGGTTCAGACATCCGAACCGACTATTGCGGCCGATGTTGTAGATTATGCAAGTAAAACTGAACAATATAAAGATAGAGCTGAAGAAATGTTTAAGGAGTACAGGCGTTTGATGAAATTGGAGGGTGAAGTAGTTGCTGGTTCTTCGATAGTAAAAGATTTTGATACGGATTTATCGTTTGGGGAATTACATCTTACTCATCCGAAGGAATATAGATAATGGTTTATTCGATGTCGGTTTCAACAGCACAGATTGAAGGTATAATAAAAAAATTCAGAGATGCAGAAGAATATTATGATACCGAAGCAAGAAAGGGAATGCAGGAAGCAACTATGCTTATTGAAAGAAATGTTAAAACAACAATGACTGAAAGACGAGCTGTTAATACTGGGCTATCTAGAAAATCAGTAACAAGTGAAATTAGAGGTAGGGCTTTGAATATGACTGGAAGAATTTTCAGTCCGCTAAAACACATGATGGCTCTCGAACATAGCTTGAAACCTGGACAGGTCTTTCCACCGCCAAGAGCAATTGAAAGATGGATTGAACAAAAAGGAATCAGTTCTGAAAAATATACTGTTGCTCAGTTGGCATTTGCTATTGCAAGAACTATTAAAAGAAAAGGAACAATTAAACGATTCGGTTACCGTGGAGTCGAGATGTTCAAGATAGGATTTGAAAAATCAAAAGAACGTATAACAAAAATATTCGATGATATAAATAGAAGGTTCGTTGAAAGGTTTAAGTAATGGCGAATTCAAATTATGTTGCTATTTTGGCGGAAGTAAAAAGTCTATTAGCAGCAGCGACCGATGTCGGGACTAAAGTTTATGATTATAAAAGATGGGCTGCTGACTGGTCTACTTTCTTAAATTTATTCAAATCTAATGGATTAATAAAAGGTTGGGAAATTACAAGACGTGCAAGAGGGGAGGAAGCGGGGACTTCGCGGACTAACAAAGCGACTCATGTTTTTGTTATTTATGGATACTATTCAGTGGATGATTCTGCTAGAACTGAAGCCCCTTTTCAACTGATATTGGAAAATATTTGCGATAAATTCAGAAATGTTGCAACCCTTAATAATGAAGCTTTGGAATCTTTGCCAATCCAAGTTATTATTCAAGAACAAAGAACCCTCGGTTCTGTTTTGGTACATTATGCCGAAATGAATTTATCAGTAACAGAAGAAATACAATATACCTGATGGAGGAATTATGGATATAAAATTGAAATGGATTTGTGAAGAAACAAGAATTATTCGTGAGATAGGAGTTCTAAAAGAAGGGGATGAATTTGATTGTCATCCTCGGTTAGCGAAACAACTTATCTCTCAGAAATTAGCGAAAGAAATAAAAAAAAAAGAATACGGAAGAAGAGGAAAAGGAAAAGAAGAAGACGAAGGAAATTAAAATCTAGGGGGTAAAATATTATGTCTCTCGGACAATTATCTCATGTCGGTATCGGCAAAGAAACAGATGTTTGGGGAACAGGCCAAGCGGCTACCAATTATTTAAAGTTTGTATCAGAAAGTTTGACATTGGGTATCGAGGAATTAATCGAAGCCGCAATTAATGCGAGAAGGGATGAAGGAACAAGTTATGAAGGTCTTGGTACGGTTGCTGGAGATACCGTCCATGAGGTACACCCAATAGACCTCGGTTTTATTTTAAGGAGTGCTCTCGGTCAACCTGTATCTACAAATAGAACTGGAAGTTACAAGCATGTGTTTACACCTGCTGCTCATTATTTACCGGCAGCTCAAAAGGGAACCGCAACAGCTGGTGCTGCAACCACCATCACGGACACAGGACAGACTTGGACAGTCGATTTGTATATTGGTTATTGGGTACACATAGTGTCTGGAACAGGATCTGGTCAGGTTCGTATTATAACCGATAACGATGCTACAAGTTTGACTGTTGCTACCTGGACAACCAATCCTGATAATACTTCCATTTATGAAATTCGGCCAGGACCAGACAATTGTATCTTGCCACCATATACTTTGGAGGTACACCGGGATTTATCTGGAGTCGCAGCCCACGCTTTTCAATTTAAAGGAATGGTTGCAAATGCTTTGGCATTTACTTTTGGGACTGGGGAAAAAATTCTTGGACTTACAACAAGTTGGTTAGGTAAAGATGTTGCCGCTCTTGCACCCACAACTGCATCTATGCCCGCAACTGATCCATTCAGATGGAATCAGTGTCTGATAGGAATAGGCAGAAAAGAAACTGCTGCCATGACTGGTGCAACAGCAAATACTCTTACCGATACAGGAATTGGTTGGACAGTAAACGAACATGCTGGAAGAATAGTCAGGGTTATTGATGGAACAGGTGTCGACCAGACAAGGAAAATTGTATCTAATACAACTGAAATTTTAACAGTAACTCCGAATTTCACTACAACCCCAGCTGGGACAGAGAATTATGAAATTTATTATACTCCAGGAACTCTTGAAACTTTGAATTGGGGAATTGATAATGGTTTAGTTGCAGTTCCGAAATTAAATAATACAAAACGAATTGCTGCGATTATGGGTGATGCTTATAGGATGGGAACTGTATCTCCAACTTTGCAAGTCGAAGATATAACTGATTTCTCAACTTACTTTACAGGTTGGACAACTCGAAAATGGATCATCTGGTTTCTCGGAGCAAACATTACCGGGAACCATTATTACGAATTGGAGATTGAAATTCCAAAAGTTTTATTTACTGCTTATCCTGTTGGTGTTGGTGGACCCGGAAGAATTACTGTTGGAGCAACTTGCAAAATGAAATATGATTCTACTTTGAAATACATTGCTAAAATCAGACTTTTTAATAATACTAGTACCTATGGCTAGAAATTTTTGATATAAATATAACTTTGTAACAATATAGCAAAGCAAAGAAGGAGGCGTTACCAAAGAAGCCTTTTGCTTTTATGGTAACGCCTATTTATTTAGGGAGTTAAAATGGCTGTCCTCGATATAATAGTCAGAATGAAAGATGAAGCCACCAAGAAGAGTAAAGCTCTTGGTGACCGGGTTAAGAGTCTCGGTAAATCTTTTACTTCGCTTTCTGGAATCCTTACCGGAATAGTTGCTGGGATTGGTTTCAAAAAATTATTTGATGCCTATGCAAAACAAGAAGAAGCAGAAACCAGACTCCAAGCTGCATTAAAAACAACTGGACAATTCTCCGAAGAAGTCAATCAGGCATTATTAAGGCAAGCCTCTGGTCTCCAACAAGTTACAACCTTTGGGGATGAGGCTTTTATTTCAAGCCAAGCTTTACTCACCACTTACGGACTCACTGCTGCTGAAATAGAAAAGGCACTTCCAGCTATAGCCAACTTTGCTGCAGCTACCGGGAAAGACCTCAGGATGGCAACCGAGTTAGCTGGTCGATCTATGATGGGACAGACATCGGTTATGAGGACTTATGGTGTCACAGTCGATGAAACCGAGGCAAAAAGCGATTCTTACTTGGCAACCATAAACGCTTTGAATAAAGGATTTGAAGGTCAAGCTGAAGCAATTGCAAAATCAGGAACGGGTCCCTTAAAGCAGATGTGGAATTCACTTGGTGATGTCGGAGAGCAAATCATCAAGGTTATGATCCCCTCCATAAATGAAATGGTTGGAGTTGTAAAAGATAATATGCCCTTTATCCAGAAAGCCGGGATCGGAATTGGGACTGTTATAAAAACAATAATTCAATCGGTAATCGCTTTGGGTACTATTCTTAAAGATATTATAGATGCAGATATAAAAATAGTCAATGCTGCTGCTGATTCAATTGCAAGTATAATCGCTGGCTTGATGGAAATAGTACAGGGTAATTTCAAGAGTGGTTTTGAATTAATCAAAGAAGGAACTTCCGAAGGTATTACAACGATAGTCGAAACAGTTACCGAAGGATTTAATAAGACATTAGAGAATGCAACCGAATCTTTTAATGGCATAGTGGACAGTTGGGCGGATGCTGGCGAGAAAATGCTCGAGATAGAAGAGGCAGGAAAAGAAACGAGAATTGCATCCAAACAAGATGAAGCAAATATACTTGGAGAAATTGAAAAAGGGAGATTAAAGAAAACAGCGAAAGCTGAGAAAAAGGCTACTGGAGAAAAAAAGAAAGAAGTTGAAAAACGAGTTCAAACAGAAATCGAATCTGCGAATGTCATTGCAAATAGTTTCAATGCTTCCCTTGCAGACATGCTTGCTCATGGTACAAGTTACGAACAGACCATGGGAGGTTTCTTTGAAAGTTTAAAAGGGAAATTTGCTCAGATGGTTGCTGATATGATAACGAAGGAATTAGTTGGGGCTTCGGCAACTAAAGCGGTTGAGACTACCAAAGCTGGGGCTCGTGCAGTCTCGGCTTATGCGGGTATGCCATTCATTGGTTTGGCTTTGGGTTTGGCGGCTGCCGCTGCCTTTTCCTCAGCGATTGCGAGGATGCATCAGGGCGGGAGAGTTCCTGGACCGAAAGGAAAACCTGTTCCTGTTATAGCTTTAGGCGGAGAGGAATTTATTCCCCCAGGTCAAGAAGGAAGAGGGATGGGAGGAACTCGAATCGGTACAGTTATAATTCAATTCCCAGAAGTTACAACCTTTCAAGATTGGATGGATGCATCTCCAGCGAGAGTAAAAGAAGTAACAGAAAGAAAAATACTTCAAGCATTATCTACCCTTGAAGATGAAGGCAAAATTGCAGAAGGAACGGTACTAATCTAGATGGCAGATACAATGCGACTAACTTATTCAGGAACTAATATTGATTTTGCTCCGGGACCTGCGTATGCAAAACCAGATGTATTAAAAATTACACATCGTCGAGCAGGTGATGGAACATTACATACTCATAAATTTTATTATAAATTGAGATGGGAGGTTCCCATAACATGGTTAAATAAAACAGATACAGACAATTTGAATTCATGGTGGAGCAATGCGCGTGATTGTACTTTGGTTCCAGATTTAGTCGGTGCTCCTGGAACATCTTATACAGTCAGAATAGTAAATACCACAAGACCTATATTAAGATTTATCGGTCCATACTGGGAAACATATTTTCAAGGAACTTTGATTTTGGAGCAGACTTAAATGCAAGTTATAGCAGGAGCTTTACAGACAGAATTTGAGAAAACAGGATCTGTCCCTGAAAAGGTTTTCAATTATAAAGGGGTAGACAAATCTTCTTACGCTGGGGTTTATGGAAGGATAACAAGACGAGCCGATAAGGTCACTTCGGGCAATGTTACCCTTCAGATTATAAATACAGATCAGACTTGGAATGACGTTCTGGCTAATCCGCAAAACCATATTTCACCAGGAGTAACAGCTTCTGATATCCAAGTTGGTTATACTGGTATTGGTTTTATTACTTTATTTACTGGAAAATTAGATTCAGCTGGTTTCCCCGATGTCGACAAGGTCGGTCTATCCTTGAGAGACAGAATTTCGTACTTCACACAAGCCAAAATTGGTTCATCCGAAAGTCCTGCCGATTATTATTCTGCTTCAAGTTATACTGTATTTACAGATGATGACTGGTCTGCTGGGAGAAATCCTTCGCATTTAGTTTGGCACATTCTAACTGTCTGGGGTGGGCTTGATACAACAGAAGGAGCAGGCAATACTGATATTGACTGGACTTTCTTCACAGCATACAGGGATATTTTAGATTCGATCGGTATAAAAATCCAAGCTAATTTTACAGGTCAAACTATTTCTTCTGCTCTAAAGGAAATTGCAGATTTAACTTTATCAACTTTCTTCTCAGAAGCAGACGGAAAGATTGTCTGTCGGTATTGGCTTGGTCAGGATAATACTGATGTTCAGACTTACACTTCTGCAAAATGGACTTATGTCCCAAAACCAGATATGGATAGATTTGACATTGTGAATAAATATATTGTATATTATGGATATAATGTTGGAGCTGATACCTGGGCAGGCTCTATCACAGAGCAGGATGCGACTTCAATTTCTAACTATGGTACTTTGGATAAGACTTTTGATAGCACAACTATCTGGAATTATGATTCGCCATCTGCAACTAATTTGGGTGAAAGAAAATTGTTGGATACCAAAGACCCAATTAAATATGTGGCATTTGAAAGTTATCCTTTAGCATATAGGCAACAGTTATGGGATGCCTTGAAATTAACAGAATCTTTTTACTCATGGACTAATCAAGGTTTTAGAATTGAAGAACTTTCTTTTGATATAGAAAATAGTCGAGTCGGAATCAAAGGTAGGCTAACAACTTTATATCCGTTCCTTATACTTGATCATGCTACGTTTGGAAAAATCGACTCAACAAATGTTTTAGCTTAGGAGGATTTATATGTTTAAAGCTTTAGAACCAAGAACAATTATTTGTCCTGTTTGTGGTAAAAAAGGAACTGAACCTTTTTATGGGATTGGATTCCCGGGTTGGTTAAGACTCATGTCGATCATCGATCCTGAAGATCAGACTAATCCCATTATCTGTCCCGATTGTAAAAAATTACTAGAGGCTTGGTTAAATAAACAAGCTCAGATAGTTCCATTGAAAAGGAAGGGAAAATAAAATGGCAGTATGGACTACATTATCATACTCAGCTCTTGAAGTTTTATCTGCGACTAAACTGAATCAAAATCAAGCAAATTTCACTGCGTTAATTGAATCAGCAGCTAGTTCTCCCATCGCAACCTTAGGACTGACTGTTGCTCCAGGAAGCGCATTAACTGGACAAACCATTGACCAAGATTACAATGCTCTTGCCCTAAGCATAGATTCAGAAGCAACCACAGCGGGAGTAATTTTAATCACTGCTCAATTGACAGGTGGCCAAGGGATTCAATTTACGAATAGTGGAGCGCAGACTGGCGGCGCGGGATTGGTTCGTTTCAATCAAAATAATGCATCGACAACTGATTTCGTTTTGAGGCTCGATCATGCGGGGGATGGCACAACATTAGATATAAATTCATCAGCAACTTCTGCTACGGTTTTGGATCTTACAGCAGCTAATACGAGCGGAAATGTTGTTAGTATAGTTAATAGTGCAGCTCAAACCGCAGGAGCTCTTGTTAAACTTAATCTATCAAATGCGGGTTCCGATAAACCGTGCCTTGAAATAGATAACGATGGTTCGGGGGAAGAAATAAAATTTACTAATGCTGTTACGAGAACACTTACTGTTTCAAGTTTTTCTTTTCGTGGAGATATTCTTTTTCCTAATTGGAAAGTAGGCAGAAATGGTATTATTAATGCTGATGGAGCATTTGGTTCAGAAACTTATTATGCAGGTTTCTGTCTTCCCGATGGTGCAATTATTACTTCAGTCGAATATCATATTTATAGGGACGATGCAGTAGCATCGATAGGTGCAAGAGTTAGAAGAACATCTCATGGTGGAGCATTAACAGAAATTTCGGCTATGGGAGCAGATGCGGCTACTGGATATCAAACAGTCGCTGAAGCAGCTGCTCCAATAAATAATACGATTGATCTTTCAACCTATTCGTATCATTGCGATGTTACTATGGATAATAATGATAATATACTTGATACAGCATTAATTGCAATTGAAATAATTTATACAATAGCAGAACCTTTACCATAGGAGGAATAATATGGCAATCGGAGGATTTTTTCAGTCTATTAAAGATTTGATAATTAAGAAAGAAGAAAAAACTGAAACTCAAGAGAAAAAAATTTCATTGCTTCAAAAAATTATTTTATTCTTAAGGAGGATTTTTTAAATGGTTGCGGATATAGAACAAGCAAAACCAATCGTTGAAGAAATTCAGAAAATCATTGGACAATTGGATCATGTGATTACTTTGTATCTCAATTCAAAAGTTTATATGAATGGTGATTTTCAGATTGTATTAAGCGAAACACAGAAAGATGGATTAAAGAACGAGTACGATCAGATTAAGGATGAATTAAAAGATAAAATTGATGAACTTCCATAATGCTAAACGGAATCTATGAAAAATTATTTTTTATCGAAATTTTACTTATTATTTTAATAGTTCTTACATTCATCGAGATAGTTTTGGAGGTTAGAATACTATGGTAGAAGACAAATACAGATTATCAAGGCATTTCATGGCAACGGAATTCAGATGCAGATGTGGTAAATGCGAGCTCTCAAATCCCGATGAAATTTTAGTTCGGATTAATCCTATCCTAATTGATAAGCTAGAAATGGTAAGAGAATTTATCCAAGTTCCTATGATGATTACAAGCGGTGCAAGATGTACTGAAAAACAAATTTCAATTTATAAACAAAGATATGGTGAATACTGGGCAGATTATACAAGATGGGATTCAAAACATTTGGTAAATAAGTCTGGGAAATTCGAAGCTTGTGATATTATCTGCAAATATAATCTATGGGATGTCGCAATGATTTCTGCGAGGATCGGTTTCAATGGAATTATTTGGTATCAGAAACAAACGTTAGAAAGTTTGGTTGATGATTGTCTTCATATTGATGTAGCTGAAAGATTATTTTTTGATAGAAGAATAAGACCTCGGAGGTAATATGTTAAAAAAATTGAAACAGGCATGGAAACTTTATAAAATCTATAAGGAGGTGAAACGCATAATGGCAGATTCAAAGAAGGGAATTAAATCTTCAGAAATGTATGTTACGATTGCAACCATTATCGCATCTATCTGGTTTGCATTATCTGGTTCGATACCACCAGAGTTATGTGCGAAAATAGTTTTGATTGCTGGAGCAGTTTATACCATTTGCAGAACGGTAGTCAAATTGACTCCAACCAAGGCTGATGATGAATTACTGGAAAAGATAGTCAAACAGTTCAAGAAGAAATAATAAGTATTTACTAGCTTTGATTTAAGCTTTTAAAATAAGACTGGACATAATTTCATATCAGAAGAAATTTTTATCTCCTTATTTCCTCGACGGTAAATGAGATAACCAGATTTCTTTCCAACCCACTTGACAACCTTTTAAGAAGTTTTGTATAATGTAGGTAAGATGATAAAATTAGCAGACACAAGGAGGGAAGGCAAAATGGAAAAGCAGACACAGATTGAAGAATTAAATAATAGAATAAAAAAACTAGAAACAGAAAATTTTGAATTAAAATTGAATCTAAAAAATTCAATTAAAAGACCTCGGGTTTATATTGAAAAAAACTACCGAAAAGAAAATAAAGAAATGAGGATAGTTGTAGTATATGAGAAAAAATATGTATGGTATGAACCAACTCATGTTGGTGAAACAGAAAATTTTCATAGTGAATGTGATATGTTAGAACATAATGGTTTTAGAAGAATCAATATACCAGCAGTAACTGGTAAGGATTTATAATGAACAATAAAATGCAGACACAGATTAATAAAAAAAATTGTGGGAACGCGGCGGGTTCGAATCCCAGCCTTAAGGCGTGGCGGATGAAGATTCTAGATAAAGTAATCTCTGCCCAACGAGCCCACTTAGTAATCAAACAACGGCAGGGAAACTCACATCAGAGTACCTCAAATACTCCTGTGTCTGCGCCCTGCCGTATTTTTTTTGAGAGGAGATTGAAATGGAACATTTTTTTGTTTATCAAACTACAAAATGTCCGTATTGTGGACATGGGAACAGAACGGTTTTCTATGCAATTCCAGTGGGACCTCAAGGTTTCGATGGTATGATATTTGAGAAGTCTGTTGTTAATTGCAATCTTGATGAGGGAGGTTGCGATTATAATTATGTCGCTGAGGTTAGCATAGTAAATTCTCTTAATGTTTCAGTCAAAGAAATAGTAGAAGAAAGAAAACAATATGGGGAAAAAAAGTAATATAAATATTTCGAAGGAGATAAAATGAAACAACAATACCTTATTTGTAATGCAGATAAGAACACAAGAACGTCTGTAACTATTTCAAAAAGTTTAAGAGGTTGGATTGATTTGAAAAATCGAATTCGACGTTTGATTTTTAAATCACAAGAAAGGCAGAAACCGAAATGAAAGTATCTCACATTACAATCAGAGGAATAGTCAGGAGTTCTGATTTAATCAAACACTATAAGAAATCCCATACCAAGAAAGAAGTTAGCTTTGAAGTGTTACGTCTCACAATGAAAATTATGGAATACTTGTTGAAGAGAGTAAAATGAAATTTTTATTCGGACTTCTTATAATAACAGTTTGTTTTTTAATTTTAATTCTATATTCCTCGAATCTTCCTCTGGCTTCAACTTTATGGATTGTAGATTTGCTCGAATTTATTCCGGTTCTTGTTTATATGCTGACTGCATTGAGTTTATTCCTATTCGGATTTTATTTCGGAAGGAAAATTGAACAGAGTATAAATTATAGGGAAAAGAAAAAATGATAAATATAGATTGAGAAAGTGGAGGAAATGTAATGGGAGAAATAAAAGTCAGATATGTTATTAAAAAATTAAGTACTGGCAAAATTGAGACTAGTATTGTTAGTTTATTAGATATTGAAAGAGGTAGTATTCCGATTAAATATTTTATGCCAAGCATATATAAAATCTTAGGCAGAAATTTATATATAGGATTCAAAGACAAGAATGGGAAAGAGATTTATGAGGGGGATTTAATAAGAATGATTCAATCAAAAAATATATATCAAATGGTAATAGGTGATGAAGGAGAAAGATATTTTGAAGGTAAGGTAATAAGTGATAATTCTTGTGGGGAAATATGGGATAATGAAAATTTACCTTTGGCAGATTGGAGTGAAGATATAGAAATAATCGGCGACATATACGAAAATCCAGAATTGCTGAAAGGAGATAATTCATGATTTGTGATAAATGCAAACTACCAATCAGGCAAGATTATCCAGGATATTATGAAGTTTCAGTTGATGGTGTAAATTTCAAGTTTCCATTTCATGGTGCATATTATTTTCATCATCAATGCTGGGATTGGGTATGGGAAGAATTTGTAAGTAATAAATCAAATGATAAACTAAATGATAAATCAAGTGATGAAGCAAAGGAGAAAGAAATGTGTAGCCACAATAATTTGAAAGCAATATCAAAAGTTGAACCAGTAGAAGGCGAGAGTAATGCAACCATCGAAAAAAATACTTGGAATGTGACTATGCGAAATCAAGAAGTTGGAAATTGGTCTTTTTTTATGGGTAAAGTTTATGAATGTCAAGATTGTAAAGAGAAATTTGTTATCCAAAGTATGTTTAAAATAAATACAGAATAGTTATGAGCGAAACAGAACAGGAAAGACAGCAACGAATAAAAGAAGATAATATTATCGGAGATATAGTTGCATTATATCTGCTGAAAGAAAAATATTCCAATAAGCTGATGGAGTTTGCAGAATTTAAGAGAAGAGCAAAAGCATTAGCTCAGGGTTTAATAAGTGATAGCGAGGAGTGAAAGCAATGTTTAAAAGTAAAGAATTAATTTTAAGAAAAGTTTTCAATGCTTATTTTCTCGAAAATAGAAAAGGAAAATATCTTACAATTATGTCTCGAAGTTTTGAAAAAGATTCAGGAATCAAACTTCGGCACAGCGAGAAAAGAAAAGTGAAGATTATTGTACATTAAGCATTGGCGGAAGATTTGATTAATGATGTGGAGGAAAAATGAGCAGACCAATAGTAATAGGCGTGCCAGAAAAAATATGCAATGAACAGGATGATGGCAAATCATGTTTGTTATTAAAAAAAGATAGGTTTGGAGAATATCGTTGTAATTATTTTGAAATGCCTTTGGTAGAAGAAATGGACGAGGATAACAATTATCGGATAATTCCCTGTCAAGATTGTATTGATGGCGGATATAAAGAAGATAAGAAATATTTCATTCAGCAAAATGCTGATATATTTGAAAGAAAATAATTTATTGAAGGAGGAAAATAAAAATGGAAAAGGAGTTTGATTGTTATACATGCAAACATCGTAGAGGTATTCCGGGGGATTGTCATAGTTGTTGTAAACATCCTTCATTAGGTGATGTTCCAGACAATGCATTAATAGGTTTAATGGGAATATTAGCAGGTGCGGGTCGAGTTCCTGGGTTTCAAGTTAATAGTAAAGAATTAAATATCAAAGGAAATCCACATGGTATAAGAAATGGGTGGTTTAACTTCCCAGTTAATTTCGATCCAACATGGTTAGAAAATTGTGATGGATATGAAAATAAAAATAAGGAGGAAAAGAAAGATGGAAAAGAAGAAGCATCTATTCAAGAGGGCGGTTAATGAATCGAGTTTTTTTAAGTGTATTGTTTTCTCGTTTCAAGGTGGGGGTAAGACGTTCACCGCAGGAAAACTAGGCGTTGGACTACACAACCACATTAATAGCAAGAAGCCTGTCTGTTTCATCGATTCCGAAGGTGGGGTTGATAAATTAATTGGTAAATTTGAGGAAAATAAAATTGAACTCTGGACTAAAAAGACAAGAGCATTCTCGGAACTATTGGAACTATGCAAAGAGGCAGAAAGTATTTCCGATATTCTTATAATAGATTCTATTACTCATTTCTGGACTGAATTAGTCGAATCCTATATGGATAAAATGAAAATAAGTAGAATGTCTCCACATCATTGGATACCTGTTAAAAAAACTTACAAACAGTTTTCACAATTCTTCTCTTTCTCGAAATTACATATTATTGCATGTGGTCGTTCGGGATGGAGATTCGGATATCACGAAGAAGAAGATGGAAGTAAACAAATGGCTGCCATAGAAACAAAAATCAAAGCAGAGGGAGAATTCGGGTACGAAGCAGATTTGCTTTTGGAATTAGAAAGAATCCGGGAAGAAGTTGGAACAATAGGAGCAAAGAATATTAGAAGATGCTGGGTATTAAAAGATAAATGGGATTCTATTGATGGTAGATATTTTGATAATCCTGAGTTTAAAGATTTTCTTCCGCATATAAAACATCTTAACCTAAAAGGAAAAATGCATTCTGTCGATTTACAAAAAACTTCTCAGGAAATGTTTGACGAAAGAAGTCAGAAATCAAGAGTTGAATATGCAAAGAAGAGAGATATATTTTTGGAAGAGATAAAACAGGAATTGATTATGAAGTTCGGTTCTGACAGAAGTGAAAAATCTCAGCAAGAGAAAATAAAATTATTGAGAAAAACATTTGGTACTGGAGCATGGGGGGCTCTGGAATCCAAAACAGTTGAGATTTTAGAGAAAGGTTTAAAGGAAATTAAAAAAACAAAAGTCAAGGAGGAAAAGAAATGACAGAAGAAACAAGTAATGGTTTTGCAATAACCCCAGAAGGGAAATATGTTTTTCTAGTTGCTGAAGTTCCTAAGAAAGTTCCTTTGAGAAAAGGAGCTAAGTACCAGATTAAATTTCTAACTCGTGAGATTGATGATAAAAGGGAAAATTCTTGGACCGGAAAACATTTCCAAACTTTTTTTTCTTGGGATATAAAGCCGTTATTAATTGCGATGGGTTTTGAAGAAGATGAAAAGACTAAAAAAATACGATGGGATTTGGCAGACTTAAAAGAAAAGAAAGTTGATGCGAAAATTATTCATGAGCCAGATAGAGATGATCCAGATAAGTCTTGGGCTAAGATGAGGAATATCACAGAACATATTCCTTTTTAGCAATATGGAAGAAAATAATTTCCCTACTTTAGAACAAATTAAGAAAGCAGATAGATTGCAGATATGTAAATGGTATAGATTTCTGTGTTCTCCAGAAAATGATAGTGAAAGATTATTGTTGAATATAATCATTGTAAGATTTGAAAAGTTTGGTGGTTTTACTCCAGAGATAAGTAAAGAAATCGGATGGTAAAATGAATGATTGTGATTTAATACTCCAGGTATTAGCTGATCATGTTCCGCATGATGTGGAAGAGTTCTATATTAAATGCAAACCTCCAGGAACTCACAACTGGGCGTTACGTTCAAGGATTTCGAATTTGCGGGACAGAGGCAACCAAATAATCAATATAAATACCAAAGAGCATAAGAATAAGCCAGAATATGCCCCATATATCAGAAAAGGCTATAAACAAGCCATTTATTTGCTTTTGAAGGAGTTAGTCATCGATTCTAAGCCTGAAAGCCTACCAGAACGCAAACCTGAGCCAGATTTAGCCCAATCTGAGGCATCAGGCCGGAAAATCGAACAGTTGGAGTTGATATGAGGATTTTGAGAGTTTTTCCTAGGAAAACGAGTTGCACGCCCGTAGATAGCTATGTGAGATTCGGATTCCAGAGTCTTGCGCTCCCCAGATTTGATGAAATCCATATTTCTGTTTGTTTTACTTGGGACTTATCGAAAGCATGGCGAATGTTCAATTACTGGTCTAAACTTGGTAAAACAAGAATAGGGGGTCCAGCAAGGCCTATTTACTATGAGGATTTTATGCCAGGCAGATATATAAAGAAAGGAATTACCTTTACTACCAGGGGTTGTAATTTTAATTGTCCTTGGTGTTTAGTTCCAAGAATGGAAGGTACATTTAGAGAATTACATCATATCGAACCGGGCAATATAATTCAAGATAATAATATTTTATTATCTTCTAAAAAACATCTGAATAAAGTTTTTGATATGCTTCGGAAAGAAAAATCTATTCGTTTCAAAGGTGGTTTTGATTGTAGACTATTGAGAGATTGGCACATTGAACAACTAAGAAATCTTAAAATAAAAGAACTATGGCTCGCTTTAGATTACGAAAATAGATTTGAGGTATTTCAAAATGCTTGTGAAAAATTAGCCAAGGCGGGTTTTACAAAGGATCAATTACGTTGTTATGTTTTGGCAGGCTATAAGGAAAGTATTTTCCGGGCTGAAGTTCGGTTAAAATTTGCTTATAAGTGTGGAACACTACCTTTTATTCAACCATATAGAAATTCAAAATCAAACAAAGATGAATATAGTGATGAAGAAAAAGATTTTATTAGAAACTGGTCAAGACCAGCAATTATAAAATCTATGATGAAGGCAAACAAATGAAACAACTCTTTATAGCTAAAAAACTTGATAATGGTAAATTCAAACTGTTAAGTAAAATCCAGTTATTCAAACCACCGTACAAAACTATATCGATGGAAGGAAAGAAAATTCGCAAACTAAAAAATTATGAAAAGACTTGACAATGCAAATATGATTTTGTATAATGTGGGAAAGTTTGAGATATTTTTAGTTGGCAGTGCCATACCCAGTGCCTTTTTTATTTGAAAGATGCTCCTGGAGGCAGTTGTGGTATGGACAACTGCTGAAAGGAGTTTTGAATTTTATGGCAACCCCATATCAAGGATATATCAGACTATACAGACAACTTCAAGAAAAAAAATGGTGGAGTAAAGAAAGATTCACTAGGGGACAGGCTTGGGTAGATATACTATTTACTGCAAGTCATAAAAATACAAGTCTAATTATAGATGATAACTATTACAATGTGCCTTTGGGTTCATTTGTAACTTCACAAAGAAAACTTAGTCGAAAATGGAGGTGGTCTATTAGTACCGTTAATGCGTTTTTAAACTTTCTTCAAAAAACCGAACAATCAATTGAATACAAAACCGAACATAATTTCACACATATCTATATACGAAACTGGCAGAAATACCAAGGGAAAACCGAACATAAGAAAGAACACAAAGTCGAACACGAGTCGAACACGAGTCGAACACGAGTCGAACACGAGTCGAAACAAAACAATAATGTTAAAGAATGTAATAATAATGTTAGAAAGAATGATAAAGAATATATCATCAAAGATGATATAGGTCGGGTTATTTGCGCTTATAAAATGCTCAAAGGTTTTAAGAAGCAAGACAGGGAATGGGATAAGCTGAATTATAGGCGTGCTTCTCGGAGCGCAAAACAACTCCTCAAAGCATTCAAGAATAACTGGGAAGAAACTGTAGATTATATGATAGCAGAAAAAAAAATACTTGAAGAAAGAGGATTAGAGTATACAATCGAAACCTTTGTCAAGCGTGTTTCTGATTATAAACTTAAGAAGTTAAGGGAGGAGCAAGAAAATGTATGAAATAGGTAGAATGATGATTTTGAAAAAACTAAATGAAGAACAAATCAGAGAATTACATAAACGAGAAAATAAAAGAGAATTCATATTTCCTGCATTCAGTATTGCTTATTTTTTCAGAATCAAGAGGGGATTCGCAAAAATTACCGATATAGATAGAGAGAAATTGAATGAACTTTTTAATGAAAATAGACCTCGATTTCAAGATATTGACGATCCAGATGTTTATACTGAAGTTAAGACTGGCAAAGAATTACCGCATCGTGCAGTAGAAAATGATCTCGAATATATGCATACTTGGGATTGGAATATTTATCATAATCCAAATATAGCAGTTCCTAAGTTTAGTAGACGGGAGGATACTGAAATCAAAGCAGATTTAAAAGGCGGTACACCAGATTAATACTATTAAGAAGAGAATATATAAATCAAATATGAAGAGAAAGGAAATTCCGGAAGCAGTGAGTTCTCTGGATTCTCTGAGAGATTTGGCAAGGATGAATAAGGAGGGATCGTGAAATTAATAAGTTTTGCTTGGACTTCAAAAGCTTTAGTGGAAGGAAAGAAAACCGTAACAAGAAGAAATTGGAAGAGATGCAGGATCAAAGTGGGAGATCTGGTACAAGCTTGGGATAGATTACCGACTAGAGGAGGAAAGAAAATTGCAATTATAAAGATACTCGATATTAAATATGAACCTTTGAATTGTTTTCCAGAATCCGACTTAGAGAAAGAAGGTTGGTTTGCAAAAACTGTTGAGGAATTTATTCAATCCTATTTACAAGCTTATCCAGATATGAGTGGGCATGATTATGTCTGGCGAATAGAATTTGAGTTAAAGGAAATATGTCAATGAAGACAACCTCTATTGAGTGGACCGAAAAAGTTTGGGATTGTATGACTGGATGCAGAATGAATTGCTTAAACAACGAAGGCAAGCCATACTGCTATACTTACAGATTCTTAAAAGACAGAGAACCAAAATTCTATCCTCAGCGATTAAATGAACCCATAAAAGAAAAATCACCATCTATAATCTTTGTTGCTAACAAAGGGGACCTCTTTGGCGAAACAATTCCTTTCGACTGGATTCTGAAAGTATTTGAAGTCATGCATAAATGTCCTCAGCATATTTTTCAAACACTCACAAAAAATCCCTGGAAATATTTGGACTTACCTACAATTTATTCCGTTGACGGAAGAAATTACGAAAGTATTTTTGCAGATAACATCTGGGTCGGAACCTCAGTTACAAGACAGAGCGAAACTTGGAGAATAGAAGTCTTAAAGAAAGTTAAATGTAAAGTTAAGTTTATAAGTTTTGAACCATTACTTGATTTTATAAATTATGATCTGTTAGGAATATCCTGGGCAATCGTCGGCGCAGAAAGTATATTCCGAGCAGACAATCCAAAATATATTTATTCCGCTAAAAAATTTGCAGAACCATTAATCGAATCTATTTTAGCTCAGAAGATTCCACTCTTTACCAAACCGAATTTAAGATGGAATCCAGAGTATAAAGAAATGCCTCCGGAATTTTATGAATGGAAAGACAGGCGATGAAAGAAAGGATTGAAATAGACAAAGAAATACTTTATATGTTAAGAGAAATTTTTCTACGAGGTTTTGATAACAAAGAAATATATTATTCTGAATATAAACAGAAACTAGACAACCTCTACCTCACCAAGCATAAGCAGATGGCTTTGGAATGCTGTAACGAGAATGAAGTATATAGTTCTTTGGGAGTGAAATGTTTGACTATGCAACAAAATAAATTGGTTTTAGATGTGATAAGATTTATCAAACAATCCATAGATAAAAGGATGGAAGGAAAATGATTGAATTTTTGAAACTTTGGTGGCGAATATTAACGTTACAATGGGAATATGAACGTATAGATGGAACGATAGTCGAACCTTACGGTGGCGAAGCTTTTGTATATATTTGTGTATTTATAATTTTGGCAGTCATATCAGGTAGTATATTATATTGGATTTACCGTTTATTAAAACTTATTTTTGAATATATTTATTGGTGTATGTTAAGTGATACTGGTAGAAGGATACTTAAAAGTTAATGGAGCAACCCCTCGTAATGACTAAATCGAAAGGCACAAACCCATGAAGAGTAGACGAGAAAAATTAAGGAAAATACTTTGTGATATGTGTCATTATAGCAATCAATTTTGTAAAGGATTATTTGAAGACTGTATTAGAAATAAAGAAGCCATCCGTCGAATAGAGGGGTTATATGGGAGGAAGAGATGAGATTAGAAATATGTCCTTGTTGTGGATTAAGAAGTTTTGAATATTGGAATGGTGAACATGATATACCAGATGAACATGGTTTTGCCAAACAACTAAGTCCTGATACTGCACGTTGCATATGGTGTGGCTATGATTGGAGCGAAGGACAACTTGAAGGAAATTGGATTAAAAAACATAAATTACGATATTACAAACAAATGGGGCACACAATAAAAGAAAATACAGAACATATAATTGATGCGGTTGAGGGGAGGCAAAATGAGTAAAATGTCGAAGTGTTGCGGGAATGTAAATAAAAAAGCAAAATGTAAGTATTGTGGTAGTGAAAACGTAGAGTACATAGACATTATGAATTTAGATGATTGGCGATGGAAATGTATGGATTGTAGGAAACTTGATTGTATTGACGATAAATCTGATGATAAATCTCAGGAAGTCATTGAGAAGCCAAACGAAGGGGTGGGGGTTGATGAAGAAATAAATAATATGGTAGCACAGTGCTGTATGTTTCATGGTGATTGTAAAAGAAATTGTGAGAAATGTTTAACAAAAGAAACTTGGAAAAAACAATTTGATAAACTTTATGAGAGAAAACTCAAATCCCAACTCTATTCTCTAATTTTAACCGAAGCAGACAAGAAGAAACAACTTACTTATTCTCACGGTTGTGTTTCAGAATTTCCTTATATTACTGTGGCTGACTTGGTAGCATTGTTAGAAAAAATGTTCGGTCAGAAAGGAGAGAAAAATGACAAATTTAGAATTAGATAGTATTTTAGAAAGAAGCGATTATCCACAATGTTTATTTGAATACTCAGTAGAAGTTCTTGCCCAGTTAGTCCAAAGATTAAAAGATAGATTAGGGGTGGCGAATGAACAAAAAGGTAATATTAGAATGTTTCAAGAAGGGATGTCCCCGAAAGAAAAGAATAGATTTTGATAAAGAATCTATGCCTAGAGGAACTATACGAATTAAATCAGATTGTCCTTGGCATATACAAGAAGGTGGAAAAGATTACCCAGAAGAATATTACGATAAAAATGGTAAAAAAATTTGTTTTCAACCCAAATAAAGCGAGGTGATTATGGTAAGAGTGAAGAAGATGAAAATTTATATCGCTTCATCATGGAAGAACGAATGTCAATGCTTGGCATTAGCAAAAACATTAAGGGATGAAGGATATGAAGTTGATTGTTTTTGCGATTCAAGCACACGATATGTTTTTAATTATACCGAATGGAACACACCAGAACAAGAAGCTAAAGAATTAACTGCAATAGATGTATTAAAAAAACCACAATCTCAAAAGGCATATAACGAAGATTTCAAATGGCTTAATTGGGCTGATACTGTAATACTTGTTTTACCTGCTGGAAGGTCTGCACATCTTGAGGCAGGATATAAAAAAGGACAGGGTGGCAGATTGATTATTTTTAGCGATGGTGGTTTTCCTAAAGGCGAGTGGGATATTATGTATGGTATGGCAAATATTCTTATAGATGATATAATAAAGTTATTAAAATATTTGAGGGAATTATCACAGCAGTTCATCGAGTCTTTGATTGAATGAAAGGAGAGGACATGGATAAGATAAGAGAGGAATTGAGATATTGTGAGTCTGATTGTGAATGGTTGAGTCCAAAAGAGAGAGAACAAAAAAGAGGTGAGATTCATTTTTGCGGGAGATTTGGTATACCCATAAAACATTATGGGGCACATCCACTTTTAATTAGAATTGAAAGTTGTATTTTAGAAAAACTTAAGAAATATTACATAATCCCAAAACAGAATTCCATCTACAACGAAAAGATAATTTCTGGCAAGAAAGTAATATCAATAATTTTCATAGAATCTTCAGAGTAGAATGGAGGAAGGATGGAAAGAAGTGTTTTACCGAGTAAATATATATTATCCCAAGAAATATGGGATAAATTAAAGAAATTAGGATTTGATATTAAGTATGGCATTTCAGACGAGTTGTTGGAGATGTTGCCTAGAACTATAATTGACACGCATCGTGACTATAATTATAAATGTTTATTGTATGTAAATCCCTATAGTAAAGGTTGGAGTGTTTGTTATTCAAGTTGTAATGGCGAATATGGAATTAAAAGAAAAAAAGATTTGAGCTTACCAAATGCACTCGGCAAAATGATGATATACTTAAAAGAAAACAAACTCATAGAGTAGAATGGATTGGAGGAAGAATGGCAGTATATGTAGACTGGGTATTTGATACTGTTCCTAATAAGAATTGGAAATATAAAAAAGCATGTCATTTACTTGCTGATAGGACTGGTGAACTCATAGTATTTGCAGTAAAAGAATTGGGATTAAAGGCAAGTTATATGCAGAATCGAGATAGTGGCTCTATGTTAAAAAGACACTTTGATTTAACTGAATCAAAAAGAAAACTTGCTATTAAAAAAGGTGCAATTCAAATGACAAGAAAAATTATGCATGATTTTATTCAAAGGCACAGTTTCGTCGAGGAGGAAGACAAATGATTTACATTGGAATTGATACAGGCGTTTCTGGTTCAATCGGAATAATTTATCCAGATAAGAAAGCAGAATTTTATTTAATGCCGGTAAAGAAAACTCTGGATTTCACTGTGAAAGAAAAATGGATTCACCGGATAAGTTATATTGATTTGACCAATATATTATTTCAGATTCAGATTAGCTATGTTCATAAAGAGAATATTAAAGTATTCGTCGAAAAACCAATGGTTCACCCTAAGAAATTTAATGCAAGTTTAATTTCTGCTCGTGCTTTGGAGTGCATTCTAATTATTCTTGAACAGTTGAAATTATCTTATGAATTTATTTCCTGTAAAGAATGGCAGAAAGTTATGTTACCGACTGGAATCAAAGGTACACCATTACTCAAGAAAGCAAGTTTGGAAATCGGTAAAAGATTATTTCCGTATATAGAATTTAAATTGGATGCAGATTCACTTTTAATTGCGGAGTTTGTGAGGAAAAAATATGGAAGCAATTCTAAGAACAGAAGAACATAAAGTGTATGTTTGTCCAGAATGTGGTGGAACTCGTTGGCGTACCGTGAAGAAAGGTCGCAAGTGGAAATGCAGGAAGTGTGGATTTGTATCAGAAAGTGAATAGGGAGGATTCATGGATTTATCTGAAAAAAATATTTTAATGTGCGAGAAGGCAGAAGAAATACAGAAATTATGGCAACCAAAAGGGGGGGATTGGATTGCATTCCCTAGAATTACAGATAAGAGTGGTCAAATTCAAACTGCATCAATTAGTGAATTCATAGAAATATACAAAAATAAAAGTTATCAAGTTTTATCCTATTGGCGTGGGTATATGCTTCAAGATGAAAACGCTCCAGATATTTGGCTTAAGGGTTTTAATTCTTTGGCTGTCAATTGGAAAAAGCATATCAAGGAATTTCAGAATGATATGTTTTGGCTTCCCCGATTCGACCAACTAATTGAAATTTTAAATTACCATTGGCAGTATGCTATCGAGAAACTTTATAAATATCGAGAAGGTAACGGAATAAGTTTCCCACCACCTCTCACGAAAATATCAATGGAGATGTTTTTACTTTTAGTAGTTATGAAAGAGAAATATAATAAGATATGGTATTCGGAGAAATGGATAGATGTAAATAAAAGTCTTGATAGAATATTCGAAAGGAAGCCATTATGATTAGAAAATTCCTTACTTGGTTGAAGAGATTATTATTCGGAAGTTATTTTACTTCTGGATTCAGACCAGTAATCAAGAAAGGTAAGCCATATAAGGCAACCGCAGAGCAACGTATTGTAGAAAATAAAATCAGAAAGAATATGTTCCAAGCAAGATTGAAGAGAAGAAGGAAGAGAAATAAAGTTGCACAGCAGACAATGGATAATCAGATTGACAGAGGAATATATAAACATGCACAAACATAAAAGGAGGAAGCATGCTCACAATTATAATCGGAGTTTCAATTTGTATCTTCTTAGTTTTATTCGCATTTTTTCTTGGAGTCAAACTTACAAGAAAGCAAGCGCAGGAAGAACTTGAAAGAGTTGTGAATGATGCAAGAATAAACGAAGACTTAGATGATTTCGAGAGAACGAAAATAAAAGAATGGCGGATGATCAAGGCAGGGGCACGATTCTGTATCCAATGCACAAGAGTATCTGGACTTTATTATCAGTCTGCCGATAAAAATGAGAAACCGAAAGGAATTACTTTAAAGAGAATTGGAGTTACACAGAAGAAGCAAGATATCTTTAAATGTACGGATTGTATCCAGAAAGGAGAAAAGAAATGAAAAAATTTTTAGTATTATTATTATTCTTAGGTTTGTTTGGTAAATCGGTTTACTTCTTTTCGATTGATTACACAGTCAAGCCTAAGCCCAAAAATGATGTTGGTTTTGAATACGATACGCTTTCGAGAAGTTATACTTTATTTGGTTACTTTAATTATGAAGGGATTCCACCGACAAATATATTACTTGATTATTTTTACAAATCAATTCTGCAACAAAATGATGATATTAAAACAAGAAAAGAAGTTACAAGATTGGCGGTTTTGTGTCTTACAAAAATAAAATAGGAATCGGAGGAAATAATGAAAAGCACAATCTTAATTTTTTTATCGGAGAGAGATTTACTTCAGCATCCTTTCCATGAAGTATTAAGAATGGTAACTAAGGCAAGTCAGAATCTGAAAGCAGAAAATCGATACGATTTTATTTCTAAAATCGGCAACTGGTATCTTGATACTAAATATCCATTAAAAATTAGGAGGTCTAAGCAATGAAAAGCACAGTCTTAATTTTTCTATCATTACCAATCAGGCTCTGTTTGATTGGAATCGAACTTCTGATGTGGAAGCATTTGCTTATGCAGTGGTTTGGATTCTTACCGGATATTACCTACTGGCAATTATGTGCAATACACTTGTTCGTTACGATGTTCAAATATTCTATCCTGAGACTTAATACTTATATAAAAGTTATCGATGAAAAATTCTTCCAGGAGAAACAGAAAGCGGATGAGTTTAACAAATATTTTAATAGGAGATTACAAGAGATTGCGACGAAAGGAATTGATTTAAAGAAACAACCAGCAGAGAAGAAAGCGGAGAAAGAATATCCAGAGGTATGAAATTAAAACATATACCGACGGCTGTATATCTATACTTATTAATGTTCTTAGGATTATTACAAGCAATATATGAATCTGTATGTTTAAGTGTAAAAGCAGTAATATGGTTAGATAAATTTAACAAAGAAATAGAAAGAAAAGGAAAACAAAATGACAATCAAAGAAATAAGAAAAATTAATGTTCAGGATGGGGACTTAATTATGTTCCCGCTTCCCGTCTCGATTCGAGGAATGAGTAGAATACACAAGGCGCTTAGGAAATTATTCCCTGAAAAGAGATTCTTAATGATTTGGCTTGATGAAGAAACTATAAAAGGAATAAAAGTTTTACATTTGAAGAAAGGAGATAGAAAAGAATGAAAGATAAGAGAGTTGATGTTTTAGCAAAACAGTTGGCTGAATTGGAGTGGGATGAAAAACTGGGGTACTGGGTAAGAGAGGATGATTATCGAAGTTGGGGTTTTTACACTTTGATAAGACGTCTCAAGCAATTGGAAAAACTTGTCTTTGCTCTTCTTGATTTCTTTAATCTGAATTACGAAGGCGTACCAGAACATTATGAGTTACGGAAGAAGAAAAGTATTTTGAAGAAGATACCGAGAAGGAATAATAAAATAAAATAATAATAATATCTCTCGCTCTTGACAAATAATATTTCTTCTGCTATAATTAATTATGCCTAAGCTACCAGTAGAAATAAATCTTGACTTAACTGATTCAGATAATACTTACCTGCGTACTATCAAGTAAGTTACATTGACTTATATTATAAAACCAATAATAATAACAAGGAGTCTCATTCCCTATGAATCAGTATAATAATATATATTATAATATAATATTAATATTAATATTAATAGTAGTTATATATAAGTATACTAAGTAAGGATACCATAGCAATATGAAAACTGTAATCGTAATAACATCAGATACTTCTAGTGGATTAGAAAGTAAAGTTAATGAGTACTTGAAAGAGTATAAGGAATATTCTCCAAGAGTAATTAATTATACCTCACACTTTAAAAATAAGGTATTGGAATATTCTGGTATGATAGAAAGAGAAACTGAAATTATTAGTAACCAGTTAGTAAGTAAAGTATCTGATAAGAATTCCAATAGTAAAAATAATATCAAAGATAATAATAAAAAATAGTATGAGAAATATTATTATGGTAAGAGAAATATTTTATTACATAAGAAAAATATTAATTGCATGTATAGAAAAAGAAAAGAATCTTTATTACATTATGAAAAAAATAATATATTATGAATAGTATAAAAATCGCAAC